TGATAGTATTGAAAAATCTATCCTTGACAAACTAGGAGAAAATGCGGTAAAGTTCGAGTCTGATGGATTTACTGCGAAACGTGGTAAGTGGATTACATACGAGGAAATTGTATATGACACTAGACCTGTACAAACAAAAGAAGTCCTTGGAGTTAGATTGGGAGCAGGAGTATAATGAATCGGGTAAGTATACTCTTAACATGGTTAAGATTGATGATAAGATTAAAGAGATCATCACTGAGATCAAGTTAGAAGAAGCAAAGGTTGCTCACCGAATAAACAAGATCGAAGATTCTCGGGCTGAAGTTTCGATAGCCACTTAAGCGCTATCAAAAATCATACAAAACCTACAGGATCACTTGCGCCAAATTTAAATTTGGGGTATAGCTTATTTAGTATACAATTATTTATAGAACGTAAACGAGTATACTCGACGGCCTAGAGATTACGTTCACTAACTAGGAGGATTATAATCATGGCAACAACTACATTTTCGGGACCGGTAAAAGCGGGAACGATTAAATATACTACTGGTACTACACTTGGATATGATGTTAAAAACACAGGACAAGTGGTAATGGCACAAACGTTTTCAACAGGTACTGCACTTGCAAGTGGAGCTTCTGCGGCAAACGATACAACTGTCGTTATTCCAGCTAACTCACAAATTATTGATATGGTAATTGATAAACCTACAGCAATGGGAGCTAATACATGTGTTTTCAGTGTTGGGGATACAGTGGGCGGTAACGCTACTTTTATCAACTCATATTCAATCACAGTTGGTTCTGGAGCTGGAAGAGCATATCCAACAACAGAAGCTGGTGGTGCATTAGCTTGGGCTGACACAGGTACTTCAGACGTAAAACTTACGTGGACGAGTACTGGTGCTACTGATGCTGGTGAAATTAGAGTTACTGTTTTGTACCAACAAAATAATAACTTACAGTAAAAATAATTAGTGAGCTCCTTCGGGAGCTCACTTAACAGGAGATTAAATTATGAGTGGATATTCAGTAGACGTAAAATCAACGCATTTAACAGCGTCAGGAGATGTCTTCGCAGGTCCAGCTAGAGTTCTTGCAGTTTATTATTGCAGTGAAGCAGCTCTTGGAACTATTGTAATTAGAGATGGTAGTGTAACAGCAACTGTCCTTGCTACATTCGATGTACCAATTGGTGGCACAAGTGCCGGAGAACCCGCAGTTTATCAGATAGAAGTTCCAGGTAATGGAATTTATTGTCCAAACGGTGCTTATGCTGAGTTAACAGGTGGTGTAGATAAAGTTACTGTCTTCTACGGTTAGGAGGATTTGTGGCTAACACTACTTCTAGATCATACACTTTCGACAAAACTCTTCCAATTGATGAAATTGTAGAAGAGGCTTACGAAAGAATTGGTTTACAAAACGTTTCAGGTTATCAATTAAAAACTGCTAAGAGATCTTTAAATATTCTATTTTCTGAATGGAGTAATAGAGGACTTCATTATTGGGAAGTAGCTAATCAAGGTTTTACATTAGTTGAAAATCAAAATGTTTATACTACTTATAGATCCCCGAGCGATGGTGCTTCAAACGGATTAACTACAACTTTATCTTCTACTATTAATTCTTCTGTTACTGATATTCCTTTAGCTAGTGTTACTGATATGCCTGGTGCAAGTGAAGGTGGTGGGACTATTACAGTTGGAAGTGAAACAATTCGTTACACTGGAAAATCTGCAGCAACAGGAGCAGCTAATCTTACTGGAGCTATTCGTGGATCCAATGGAACTACAGCTGCGGGTCATACTAGTGGTGATGCAGTTACTCAACATGCAACAGGAATGGATAACATATTAGAAGTTAATTATAGAATTACTTCTACAAGTGTTGATTCTCCTATGACAGAAGTTAGTCGTTCTCAGTATCAAGGTTATTCTAATAAAACAGCAACAGGAACGCCAACATCTTTTTTTGTACAAAGATTTGTTGATCGAACAAATTTAACTATTTATTTAACTCCAGGTGCAGCGCAAGATGGAAATAAATTAAATTTCTATTATGCAAGAAGAATTCAAGATGCAGGTGCTTATGGTAATGCAACAAACGTACCTTTTAGATTTGTTCCATGCATGACAGCAGGACTTTCTTTTTATTTAGCACAAAAAAATGCTCCTCAAAGAGCACAAGAATTAAAATTATTTTATGAGGATGAATTAGCCAGAGCAGTAAAAGAAGACGCAGATATTACTAGTACTTTCATTGCTCCTAAAACGTATTACCCTGACACGGCAACTTAATTATGACTACCTTTTCTTCTGGTAAATATGCACTATCTATTTCAGATCGTTCTGGAATGGCTTTTCCTTATAGTGAAATGGTAAGAGAATGGAATGGAGCATGGGTACATTTTTCAGAATACGAACCTAAACAACCTCAATTACAACCTAAACCTACGAGTGCAGATCCTCAAGCTTTACAAAGAGCAAGACCTGCAAGAACAGAATTTTCGACTCAAGATTTTTTAGCTTTAGATCCTTTTACAACAGCATCAAATACAACTTTAACTGTAGCTTTTTTAAGAAGCCAGTTAGAAGTTAACGATATTGTAAGATTTGCAACTGTTCAAAAACCAGTTGGTGGTGTATCGGTTGATAGATTACAAATGCAAACTACTTTAAATGGAAACATTACTGATAGTGCAACAACAATTACGTTAACTGATGGAACTATTTTTCCAACAAGTGGTTTTATCATGATTGAAAAAGTTTTGACTTCAAGTGACACTAGTGATCCATTAAAAGTTGGAACATATCAAAATGAAGTTATTCAATATACAGGAAGATCTACTCATGATTTAACAGGATGTACTCGAGGAACCTCTTCTCCTTATCGTGGATATACTCCTTCAGCTACAACAGCAGGAGCCCATGATTCCGGAGCCAAGGTCTATGGAGCTTTTACAGTTGCTTCTTTAGTGCAGACGAGTTATGTTAATGATGCTGGGACTACGGTATATGATTATAATAGTTTTACAACAACATTACCTAGTGCAGCCAGTGGTACAGAAACAGGGGGAGGATTTAATTGTGTGATTAGTCCTCTTAATATTGAGAGTTTATAATTATGGCATCAACTTGGACATACGCAACATTAACAACAGCAATTGGAAACTACTGTGAAGTAGACACCAATGTTTTTACAGCTACTATTACAAACGGATTTATTCAAGATGCTGAAAACAGAATTTTATATGATCTTCCTATGGACTCTGATCGTAAGATGGCGACAGGAAGTTTAGTAACAGATGATAATACAATCAATGTTCAAGCGGGAACTCTTTTTGTTAGAGCGGTTGAAGTTTTTGATTCAACATCTTCTACAGATGGAAATTCTATTTTTTTACAGAAAAAAGATGTAAGTTATTTAAGAGAATATGTTTCTAAATTAACAGGTCCTTCTGGAGGTCAAACAGCCCAGGATGTTACAGGACAACCTAAATATTATGCGATGTTTGGAGGAGCTACAGGATTATCTTCTTCTACATCTGGAGGTCTTTTATTGGCCCCTACACCTGATGCTACTTACTCTTTTAGACTATATTATAACGTTAAACCTACAAGTTTAGTAACGGATACCAGTGGAACTTATTTAAGCCAGTATTTTGCCAATGGTCTTTTATATGCTAGTCTAGCAGAAGCTTTTGGATATTTAAAAGGTCCTATGGATATGTTGACACTTTACGAAAACAAGTATAAACAAGAGGTACAGAAGTTTGCAGGAATGCAACTTGGTAGACGAAGACGAGATGATTATACGGACGGAACAGTTCGTATACCCGTTAAATCACCGTCACCATAATAGGAGATTAATATGGCAATAACATCAGCAATTTGTAATAGTTTTAAACAAGAAATTTTAGAAGCTGAACATAATTTTACTGCATCAAGCGGTGATACTTTTAATTTAGCTTTATATTCAAGTTCAGCAACTTTAAATAAATCTACAACTGCTTACACAACTTCAGATGAGTTAGCGACTACTGGTGGTTATACAGCAAAAGGAAAAGCACTAACAAGTGTAACTCCTGTGTTGGATAGTGATACCGCTGTTTGTGATTTTAGTCCAAATATTTCATGGACTTCAGCTTCATTCACTGCACGAGGTTGTTTAATTTTTAATGATTCGCATTCAAGTGACGCATCAGTTTGTGCAATAGATTTTGGTGGAGATAAAACTGTTACAAGTGGAACTTTTACAGTCGAGTTTCCAGCACCAGCGGCATCAACAGCAATCATACGAATAGCATAAGGAGTCCTTCCTTATGTCAACAGATTCAGGATGGGGACGTTTAACCTGGGGTCAGTCCGATTGGGGTGACACTAATGTTTATACTCAAGGTTGGGGTGCTAAATCTTGGGGTCAAAGTGATTGGGGAGATCTCTCCAATGAAACCGTTACTCTTACAGGCGTATCAGCAACAACTACAGTAGGAACCGTTGACGCTTATGTTCAACCTGGTTGGGGTACTTTAAACTGGGGTGAAAATGGTTGGGGATCTGTTGACGAAGCAGTCTATAGAATACCAAGTGGAGTTTCAGCAACTTCCAGTGTAGGAGCAATTACACCT